ATTATAGGTTCTGGGGGATGGGTTAATTCCCATTTCGATGAATTAGAACCTTTCGCAGACGCCGCATTAGCGGGTCTACAAGTCGCTTTTGCTAAATATTCGAGCAAAATCCCCCACAAAAATTGTACCTTAGAGAAAACGCTTCAAAATATTTTAGGGGTTCCATTTGCTTCTCCTGTAAATCCGAAAGAAGTTTTGGCTCGTATAAATACTTTGAGAAGCGAAGGTCGCTCAAAGTGGAAAGTGGCGAATTCGGTTGTTGAAAACGACTCAAAAGAGATTGTTGAGGCTTGTAAAAAACTTAATTTTTCCCCAAAACTTATTCTAGATATTGGGTGTGGATCTGGACAGATAAGTTGCGCGGTTTCCGAATTATTTGGGAACGTTGCAATCTACGGTTTTGATAATCGCGACAACGTTGTGCAAGAGTGTTCGAAAAGGATCACTCAAATTCAGAGTTTCCAACAATTTCAACATGTCTGCCTTGATTTGGCTAAAAAAGAGATTCCTGCTTTGATCTTGTGTAGACATGTGTTACATCATCTTTTTCCGAAGGTATATCGAGCTATAAGCGCGCACGTTCGTTTGTTGAAGAACACTCCGTTCGTTCTTTATGTTAAAGATCATGTAGTTAACGAAAAAAGCGTGTTTCACGCGGAATTTGTTCATTGGATGTATGCTTTGTTAGAAGATAAGGTTTTTGTTCATTTGGATTTTTATATGGATCATGAGTTTAACCATTATTATTCTTCTTTTGCGGTGAGGAATGATTTCTTTGGCCAAAAAGAAATTCCTGGTACAATTATCCTTAAAGGTTCTCCTACTATTTATTCTTTTCTCGCTCCTTCGAAGGTCGTTTTTGAATCTAGTTCTAACTCTAAGGTTTCGGCTTATTCAATATTAAAAAATGTACCTTGGCATTCGATTTCGGAAGATGATCTGGATAAAGTACATCCTCTTAATGTTAAGGGTTTGTCTAAGGCGGAATTACTCGAACAGCCTAAGTCTAAAACCGAAAAAGAAGATGTAAAATTCTCTTCTATTAATGTAAACAAGCCTTTTGTCTTTGAACCCTTTGATAACCAAGATGAAAAGAAAAACTACCAACTAAAACCTTCGTCTAAAGCTAAAGTTAAAAAAGGCCCGACCATCAACTTAATGAGATCGAGGAATGTCGTGAACGCAAAAATCACTGGTCAAGGAAAGGCGCTAGGTTCCAATCCTTCTCCTTCAATCGACTTGAATAAATTTCAAAGTTGTCCTCCGTCTTCGAGTGGAAACGGAAATGATCCCGAAGGGGGTAGTTCCTCGTCCTCTAGCGATACCGGCAGCGATGCATTATCACGTAGTGAAAGTTCGGACGAAGAAGGAAAAATTTTGATTAAAGGAAACTATAATCACCTTGCGGGTAAAATCAAAGTTACGTTTCCTGACTCCAACAAAGCCTTAGCTAAAAAATTAGGTATTCACAAGTCCGTAGTTTTCAAAACTCGTTACGGTAACTCCCATCCTATTTCAGCTTTTTGGAGGAATGAAGCTGAACGGTTCGTTTTCACTTCTTTTGTTAATTTGTATTCAAATGGAGATGAAATACATATTTTGGATTATTTTGGTTCTCCTAGAGTTCAAAAATGGGCTTTTTTAAATGTCAAAATAACTAATGCAGCTCCTTCCATTAGTTTTTCCGGCGATGCAGCTCGAGGAGTCAGATCGGAGATGCCCATCTCTTACGATGCCATTTTTATACAAGAGGTTTATGGCGATCCTTTTGACCAAAATTCTCCTATACAACCTTCCACTATTAAAAATTTATTGGAAAAATCACATTTTAAAATGGGTTTTATGATTATGCGCAGGTTTAGAGGTATGGTCGGATATGATGACCAGCGATATGATGAGGGTTTTTGGTATAGAAGTCCAGAAGGTATAGTTTTCTCCCCTGCCCCAGGAGAAGTTTTATATGACCCTCATCCCGATCCCGAATATTTATTCGTAAATCGTTCAATTGGTGGGATTAGTATAGCTTGTGTCAAACAATTTGGGCCTTATTATGTTTTACGTTTGGCGCTCGAAGAAACAAAGTGTGTTCAAGTTCATCCTATACCAACATTTCCACAAGGGGAGGTGATAGAAGTGGAAATTGAAGCAGTCGAAAGATCGTTAATTAATTCTATAAAAACTTTCTTCGGGTTCACTTCTAAAACTGTGGTTTGGGCTGCTACGTCCATTATGATGACGAGGAATAATATGTTTAATACGCGTATGATTCAAGGCACTACAATCGATTCAGCTAAGCAGGCTGTGGGAGCTGCTTTGAGTCAATCAGTGTTGGGCCAACGAATGTTACATTTTCCCCATATATACGATAAGGTTTTAAATGGAACTGTTGCGGCTGTCGTTAATTATGGACGAGCTGAATCTAGTAAAACGTGGTTTGACACTTTTTGTTTCTGGAAGGATTCGGACGAACAACTTTCTAACGCAAGATTGAGGAAAATTCCTTCGTCTTCCGACCAAAGTATTGAGTGGCCTGTTTCTTGGGCTATTATGAGGAATATCGCCTCAATAGTCGGGGCCGGTACTGTTCTTTATCAATTATATAAGGCCAAAAATGGTATCGGAAAAATTTTAAGTACCGCTTCTCAGGCTCAGGCACAAATAGTGTCTTCTCTTTCTTTTCTAATAAATCGAGGAGAATTCGGTGCCAAGATCAACGCTGTTTTAAATAGTGTAAGTTCATTATCAGTGAGGTTTGGAGAGCTTATTAAATTGTACGTTTTTATAATGGTTAATGTCGTAGGAGAAGAATGTATAAGACACTTTTTTCCTCGTTTCGCACGTTTATTATTGTTTTATTATGAGACTTTATCTAAATTGTTAATCTTTTATATGGTTAAGTTGCCTTTACCTTTTTATATCGGACCTATTTTGTCTGCGTCATTACATCATTATTTAGATTCCCATAATGAAGATTATTCGTTATGGAAAAAGATTAAAATACATTTTTTATACAATATTTTCATTGGAGGTGGTCTTTTTATGACTCCAGCTATTCTCTCTGGAGCTCTTACTTTTGATAAAACTGCGGCTGGCATATCGCTACAAGCTTTGCGCAGTATGCCTCAAGCTGTCTTGAACGGGTGGAAGACTGGAATTGAAGTTTCTCAAACAGTCCCATTTCCAATGTCTTCTGCAAGTGTTGTGGAGGTCACGCCTTACATTAAATTTCCCGCTGTAACCAGTATCTTGGAGATTCCCACTCTTAGGAAAACAGTAGAAGAAACTATGGAAATATATATTGGAGATATTAAGTATTCTCTTGAAGAAGCCTATACTTACGTGCAAAATTATGTAGCTGAACATTATGTGGAAAAAACCTTTGTTCATCCCGTTGCTTTGGCTTGTTTCGATAAGGACGAAAGCGTGGTTCCACATCCATATGAGGACAATTTGTTGTTAAAATTGTCGGAAGAAGATACACGCTTTCCTCCTTTTCATCCTCAACTCTTTCCCTGTATGTTAAAACCTTCGAAGAACCCTTGTAACCTCCTAACCGCTATTATTCAGCGATTGATGAAGGATCCGTATGCTGGCCTTAAAATGTTGCGTCCTTTAGACAGATTAAAACGTTGGAAGGAAGCCTTTTTGTTATTTATTGAGGAATATGGCCCCCAAATTTTTGAACAATTTCATACGTTCGAACAAGCCATCATAAAAATGACGGGCCCAAAAAAGATCCGACTGCGGAAGGGTATGAATGATTTGAATTTGGGTGAGATCTATAGCAAAGCTAAATCTATCTCCGTTAAACACGACGAAACTGTTTGTGTGAGGCTCGACACTGGTATGATTAAACCTCGTGCCATTACCCAGCTCAGTCCTAAATATTTAGCCAAGTGGACTCAATTAAATCATGATTTGGCTTATCTATTGCATGAAATATTTTCTATTGAAAATTGTATCGAAGTAGATAACCCCTTTTTGGGAACATTAAGCGTCGTTTTTATCTTTGGTAGCGGTTCTACTCAGGATATGTTGAATGTCATGATGCGGCACACGTTGGTTTTTCCTGATGTCGCTTTATGGGCTTCGGCGGGAGATGACGTTTTGTTGTATTTTGGAAAATGGGGAGCAACCTTAGGGGCTTTATTTTTAGAGGCGGATGGTTCTAATTGGGATCAAACTATGGGTCGCGAAGTGTTTGAGGGCGATTTAGAAGTTTTGAAATTTTGGAATATTTATGAAGAGTTTTTATCCGATAGAAACGAATTTGCTCAGGCGGAATTTTTGTTATACAAAGAGCTAGGTGATGAATGGTTTAAATTACGTTTTAGTGCGGATGTTCAACAAGCCACTGGTGCTGGGGATACTACAAATTCTAATAGTTTCCATGGTTTAGGACTTGGTGCTCATTTGTTAAAAAATATTTCTTGTATAAAAGATATAGTACCTTTAGCTCAAGATTTGGGAATTATTCTAAAAACCTCAACGTTTGATTCGTGTTTCGGTCCTACCTTTTTAAAAGGATGGTGGTTGCCTACAATTGATGGATCTTCTTTTTGGTTTCCTTTACCTAGTATGGT